TTGGTGAAATACAGAGAGTCTGGTAAGTTTATGGGGTCTATATCCGAGAGATGGACCCCTATGTGTTTTAACATACGCTCAAAGTTACGCGTAAATGCTACTTGAAATGGTTGAAATCGAATCAACGTTTTGCAAATACGAGCGAACTCTCTATCTACGCACATGTTTGCGTAATACAGTCCCAATGCCCTATTCTGGACATCAGAGAACCTATCGTCTGGTCTTTCTGGGTAGAGAAGTGCGACCATCCACTCACTATGTTCTTTCGACGGCTGAACATCGCCGATTGTGTAGCCCAGAAATTTCATACTACCAAGTTGTCTGCTTTGGTCACTCTTCTCGAGATTTAGTTTCATACCTAATGTCTCGAGAGACTTACTACAAAATTCAAAGTCCCATTTCTTATAGGAGGAAAAGAATGAATCATCACCTAAATATATTGAATCTGCTGGAAATGAACCAAACTGTTGAACTGATAACCAATTGATTAGAATTGAATTTACAATTGAACCTATTAATTGAGTGAAATAGCTACCACTCGCCATTCCTGTAAATTTCTTGTATCTGCAGCCATTTGCAGTACGTATTGTAGTATTAATAAAATATTTTCGGAGTGCATAATATAATGTAATCAACTTTCTTGCATCGGCAACTCCGTAATCTTGATACTCGGTTAAACTCATATTTAATAATAAAATGTCAAAAGCTATAATTGTTAACCAAGGAGGAACAGTTTTATCAAATTTTCTAAAATCTAGTCCAACATACCAACAGTCATTTCTTCTAAACCTATTGATCAATCTTTTCATACCACCGTTAGCAGTTTCAAAACCGTACGCCACTGGTCGATGGTTAGAATGTTTCTTTTGATACGCTCTAATAAGTGGGAGCGCAAACATCGCTTCAATGAATGAAACAGTTGCAGGATAACCCCACACTGCTCTGACTTTGTACTTGCCTCGTTCGCATGTATGCGATCGCACGTAGGCTAAACAGTCAGGGAAGCGGATATCAGAACCATTCTTAATTAGATGTGCAAACTTTCTAACTCTGCGCACTGCATCGGGATCGTTCTTAATATCACGTTTTGTTTTATAACCAAGATCACGCCATGGTAATCCTGGAGATTTAGACCATATATCAATGTCCTGTAGAAAGACATCATTAAGATGTAATGGCTTAACCTTTTCTGCCAGATGGAACTGATCGTAAGTCTGATGGATGGCTATGTCTAAAAGTGGGTCGTTAGGTTTGTGTTTTGATTTAAGAATAAACTCATCGAGATCATCTTTGATGAGCCTCTGTGTTACTGGTGAACGCCACTTTTCATAATCACCCATGTCCGGTAAAAATTTTGTCTTCTCCACAGCGGTGTATGTACGCTGGGAAAATCCACGCACTTTGCCTAGATATTTCAACATCGTGCAAACTAGCCCTGAAT